AGAACCAGCATTTTGTTGTGAAGTGAGTTTAGATGCTTGAGTTGAATAATACGCAAATCTATCAACAAGGTAATCCCCATTTGCAGGAGTAACACTAGCACCAGCATTTCTTTGGTCAATCACCATGTTTCCGTTCAAAATTCTGTTCTTCATTAGGGTTGCATTTCCTGCCCCTAAACTACTTCCAGCGACACTAGTGCCTATCTGGTCAGCATTAACGATGCCATAGCTCATTGTTGCTCCTTGCGTTGTTTGTGCCAAGCTGTAACTGCTTCGCTAATCTTTTGTTTATCTTCATCTGTATAAACTCTTTTAGCCCTTGCTTCACGCATTTTGGCTTTAGTTTCTTCCGACATTTTACGACCTTTGTTAGGGTGAACTTCAAAAGATGCAGCACGAGCCTTTTGGCTTGCGGACATTTTAGCTTTGGTTTCTTCGCTATGTGGTATGCCTTTTGTTGGGCATGGTCTGCCCTTCATTATTTCAGACAATTTCCGCTTACCTTCTTCAGGATAAACTTTACCTTTATTAGGTGATGGCAAATTTAAGCCTTTACGCCAACCACGATGACCTTTAAGTGCCATGCTATGTTTGCGTCTGCGTTCTTCTGTCCATGTAGAGCCTTCAGAACCGCCCAATTCAATGTTATAGCCGTTAGGTACTAATGTACCCATTACATTAATCCAAAAGCGTTCTATGTAGTTTAAAGTGGCTCTATTGTTGATTCCTGAGCAGATTGGCTCATAACTAAACTTATCTTTGCCATGTAGCTTATATGCTTTAAGCAATACCCTGCCATGCCCTAGCTTATTGCTAGAGTTAATAGTTTGACCGACATATTGCTTGCCGTTCACACTATTGGTTACAAGGTAAACATGAGCCAACATTATTTAAGTTGCTCCGCAGTAGGCTGTGGCAAGGATGGATGATTCCAAGACTTGATATAGTCTCCAGCACCATTAGAATCATTCTGAAGTGTGATTACAGTTAAGAAATCCTGTTGTGTAAGGCTAGGATATAGAGCCATGATTTTGTCGTATAACATTATGCAGCCCTTACTAAAACACCAGAAAATGTAGAATTTTGTTGAAATTGCGGAAGTGTTACTCCTGCGTTATATCCGTAAATTTCCAAATAATCCGTACCATTTAAATAAACACAAATACTTAATGTGCAACCAATTTGTGATGCAGAGCCAGTAATAAAATATAATATCGGATTGCTATTTGCCAAATAAACGCTACCATTTTTATATAAAGTAGTATAAGCAAGATTAATGGCAGACGATGAAATACAATTAACCATTGAATTAATTTGATAATACCCTGCAACTAAAGGCTGAAATCTATAATTTGTTGTTGCGTCATAAGCCGTAGAGGTATCAAATTGTTTAGTATTAAATGCAACTTTTGTAAGAGTTGATGTAGAAATTGTTTGCGCAGAACTTAAAGAAGCACTAAACGCTGGCATATTACCGCTAACCATTACTGTGCCAGTAGCAGCAGGAAGGGTCGCTGTGTTTGTTCCTGCGGCAGAAGGTACGGTCAATGAAACTTGACCTGACGAATCCCCTGAAATTACGATTGAACTCATTGATTATCCTTAATTTTCTCTATTTTATATCAGAAAATAACCCAACGCTGACCACTTGGGACTGTGATTGTAGCCCCTGCATCAATCGTTATAGGGCCAATACTTGAAGCGTTTTTACCAGATGGCAGAGTATAACTTGTAGTGACTTCAACACCGTTTTCAACGAATACTTGGTCGTTTCCGCCACCAGTTGCACCACCACCAATACTTCCCCAACTGCCGTTATATCCTTCGAATGTATTGTAGTCGCTGTTATAGCGAATTTCTCCATTTGCAGGAGTGCCTGGGCGTTGTGCGGTAGTTCCTACTGGTAATAGTAAAAATCCTGTAGAAGTAATGCTGACATTACCTGTAAAAGTAGGGGTTTGAAACTGGGTATATTCCACAGCGTTACCTGCGGTGGTCGCTGCGCCCATATTGGTGACATTAAATCCACCAAGCTGTAAAGAACCAGTTAAAGGCGTTTGACCATCGGCAGATACGCTCTGAGTTAATGAGTTTGCAATGTCAGTAAGGGTCGTATTAGCCCATGTAGAGCTAATCGTTGTGCCTGTGACAACAGGATTTCCTGCTGGAAGTGAATATACACCGCTACCGTTTCTACTCATTTGCTTGTCCTCTTAAAGCATTTACCGCATTAACACCGCCTTGTGTAAATAATAACCGAGCTAAATTTGCTTGTTCAGGCGAAACAGTTGCTTCTAAAGGCTGTCTGCCAGCCAACTTCATTAATGCGGCAGCTTTTCTTGGGTCTAATAAAGTTTCTGCCATTTCGGAAGTAAGGCGTTTATTTGCTGCGCCATACGCAATATCTTTAACTCTTGCGCCAATATTTCCGACTGTTTCGGCAAGACCACGCCTTCTAAGTAAGTTAGGAAGGTTTACCTCTTGAAGCATATTATTATAAGCCAAGTTTTGCATGGTATTTGAGCCAACTCCACGACCAGCAGTATTAGCAAAATCAGTACGCATCATGTCATCTTTAATAGCTTGCAATCTTGCTAATTGCGCCTCAGATAACAAACCTTCTTTTTTGGCTTTTTCTAACTCATTAGAAAATCTATTTAAATAGGTAGAATAATCGGTGCTTTTGGTTGATTTTTCTGCAATATTGGAAATTGTCTGTAATTGCTCAACTGGCTTAGATAGCCTTGCATAAGTCTGTCTAGCTTGTTTATATTCAGGGCTGACCGTTTCAATAAAACCTAACAATCTATCTTTGGCTGCATTTAAACCATCTAATTCAGCACTTTTTGCACCACCGCCATCTCTTTCAAGTTTAGCTTTAACAGCATTAATTTGCTCATCTAATGCCATTTTTGTTTCGTGCAAGCCTTGTAATGAACCGTTAGGATTGCCGATGTCATACCCTTTATTTAAAGCATTTTCTTTAGCTTGAGCCATTGCTCTTTTAATTGCTGGAGTTTGTGCTAAAGAAGCAACATCTTTTTTTAATTCTGGAGTTAATTCCGAAAAATCCATTGCTGTATTTAATGCTGGCGTGTAAAGCTCATCACCAATTTTTGACCTTAAATTTTCATATTTAGCCATTCTTGTTGGAGATGCAATATTTTCTAAAGCGTTTGTTCTAGCAGCAATATTCTGTGCTTGGCGCTGTGCCAAAGCATTGGTAGCTTCAGTAGATGAGTTTAATGCTGCTCTTTGCATTGCAGCCAAACTTGGTATTCCAGCAGCTTCCCCAACTGTAGGCAAAGAACCTGGTACTAATTCTTTAGCATTTCTAAGGTTTTCAATAGCTTGTTCAGCGTCATTTCCAGAAAATTGACGCAATGCACGACCTAAAATTAAATTTCTGCCCGCTTGATTAAATGGTTCTAAAGCTGCTTTTCCTGCGCCATAAACAGTATTGGCAACTTTTCCAATAACAGGAGCAACGCCACCAAAAGCTGAACCAACACCAGTATTTAATAATTCTTGTCTTAATAAATCTGCTCCAGTTTTGCCAGTTTCTTCAGGTGTTAAAGCCCCTTGAGCAGCTCCAACGGCAGCGCTTTGAACATAAGGGCTTAATTTAGCAAAACTAGGAATCATTCCGATTCCTTTAGACATTGCTGAAGCTGGCAATATTGCACCAGCTACACGACCAATTCCATAAGAAGCAGGGTTTTCTTCGCTATAAACATCAGCTTGTTCACTCAATCTTTTCGCTAATTGACTTGTGCCTAAATTTCCATTAGTTACTAGTTGAGCAGCAGCAACAGCAGGGTCAATAAATGATTTCGTAGCTCCAGCCATTGCAGACTCTAATGGTCTTGGGGTTGGCAAAACATTGGTTCGGTCAATACCTTGTGGACGACCTACAGCAGCTCCACCTCCAGTTTCACCAAAAGCAGTATTTAAAGGCATACCCTCAGGGCTAGTAACTTCTACACTAGCTTTTGGTTGGTATAGCTTTTGTGCTTGTGCAATAACATCATCATGAGAAGCTCCAGAAGGGCCTTCTAAAGTTATTTCTTTACCATCAGGAGCTGTAACGATATATTGAGCCATTATTTCACCGTTTTAACAGACCATCCACCTGCTGATGGAATACTTAATTGTTCATTAGCGTTTGCTGGTGTTTTTGCAGCTTTTGGTGGGGTAGTTTTTAATTCTAAACCTTGATATGGGTCATAAATAATGTTTTCTGGATTTACTCCATATCTGCCAGAAATATCACCATAATACTTAGCAACATCGGCAAACTGTTGTTTTTGACTATTGACCAAATCACCAGCAGATTGAGTAAACTCATTGCGCTGTTGAGGAGTTAATCTTTGACCGTTTAATACACGATTGTATTGCGCCATAACAGAAGCTGGAACTCCTCGTGCATTTTCAGCAGAAGCATACTCGCCTTCACGAACAGTAGAACCTGGGTCAAGAATTTTCATATAACCAAATATGCGTGACATATCACCAGCAGCCGTTTCAGGCGCACTAACAATCTTGCGGTATGCTTGGCTAATTTGAATATGTGGTTGCGCTTGATTAAGAAATGAAGTGCGTAATTGATTTTCTTGAGGACTAATTGCAGCATTTTTAGATGCATTAGCTACTTCAATATTTCTAAGTCTAAGTTCTTCTTTTTGATAAGGCGTAATTTGTGTTGCCCAATCATTATAAGTGCCTTTAAATCCATCTTGAACAGCTTGTTTATATTCAAGAACTTTATCAGGTGTTTTAGGCAAAGTATTCTGAATTAAAGCTGGAACAATCGCTTTAACTTGTGGGCTTTCTGATTGTAATGCGGTCTGCAATGCAGCTTGAGGATTAGCCTGTACAGCAGGGTACTGAATAGATGGTGCAACACCATTGTAAGCAGGGCCAGCCAACTCTTGATTAGATGCTGGTCTGCCTTGTAATTGAGTCATTACATTGGTTAAATCTTCGTTACCTTGTTGGCGTAATTGTTGTGCTAATGCAGCAGCCTGTGTATCAGCTTTATTACCAAGATATTGACCAGCTAAAGCATTAGCTAATGGCACTAAATTTTGAGTAAAGCTAGGCGCAACATAATGCCCTGAAATCATTTGACCTTGAGGCTGTTGCTGACTGTTTTGCAAAAGCATATTAGCCAACTGTTGTTGGCGGTTAATTTGCTGTTGTTGAGCGTATGCTTCTGGCGATAATGTGCCAGCGTTACCTAAATTTAGTGTATCAGCCATTATTTCATTCCTGCATCTTGTTGGGCTAACATCAAGCTCTGTTGAGAATATGGGTCAGTTCCATAAGTATTAGCCGTAGATAGTTGATTCAACGGCATATATGGAGAAATACTGTTTTGGTAAACACCACCTTGTTGGCTTTGAGGATTTTGACCCTGACGCAAAGCTTGAGCTAAAGCCATTGGGCTTGCTTGACCATTGTCTTGATAAGCCTGTGATGCTTGTTGTCCTAACTGATTTTGTGCAGCAATTTGTTGATTTTCAAATGCTTGTTGTGCGCCAATATTTTGAAATACTGGAGATAAACCAGTTTGGTCATTTAAAAAGCCAGAAGGCATATAAATGCTTGTATAGGGATTAGCCATTTAGCACTCCATAATTAACCATTTTGTAGCCATCTGGGCGTGTAATAACGGCTTCTGGCATAACTTCTTCAACTTCTTGCGCCATAACGCCAATAAACTTGCCATGACCAGCTTCATCTTTAAATTCTGGCTTGTATTCGTACTCATATACTGGTAAACCATTAGGTAACCAGCCAATTTCTTTAATGTTTTCTTTCATGCGAATATCTGATGCAGCAATAATTCCAGCACCACCTAATCCAAACAATCCGCTATTTAAACCAGCTTGAGCAGCGTTTTGAGCATTAGAACCAGCTAAAGAAGCGTTGTAACCAGCAGTTGTAGCGCCCAAAATATCTGCGCCAGAAGTGGTAGCTTGTTGTGGTGTGTTTACAAAGGTTGGGTTTTGCACTTGTGCGCCAGTACGCAATGCGCTTAATGTATTGAGTGGCATATTGTAGTTTGTAAGCGCTTGGTTGTAAGCCTGTTGGTTTGCATTTAAACCTACGCCAATACCTTGTGTTGTGGTCTGTGCCAACAAATTATTCTGACTATTATTCAAGTCTTGCAATGCGTTGTTATAGGCTTCTGAACCAGGTTGAATACCTTGGTTTGCCAACTGAGTCAATGTTTGGCTTCTTTGGCGGTCAATTTGTGGCTGAAGAATTTGCATTTCAGCGTTTTGATAAGACTGACCAGGGTTAATACCTACAGACGGTAATGTAGGATTAAATCCTTGCCCCATTGTATTTTGAACATTTTGCAATGAGGCATTAATAGTTGAACCTAAACCTAAACTCGCATTGTTTTGGTTATTTAAAAGCTGTTGTCCAACAGGCGATAAACTCGTGTTGGCGGTGTACATTGGGTTGCCAAATTGGTCTGTACCAGTTTGGTTATAAGTCAAGCTACCGTATGGGGTATTTTGATTAATTAAACTGCCAGCAAGGGCGGCACGAGCAGCGTCAATATTACCTGAAGCTGTAGCTTGCGCTGCGCCAGTATAATCTGGCGTAGGAGGAGGACTAGGCGCAGGGCCTAAACCTAAAAATCCACCACCACCCATATCATTCTCCTTTTGCTGTTCTCAAAGGGCATTTGATGTCGAGCCATCGACAATCTTCACGCCTCATAGCCATAATCACTAAGTCACCATCCATGTGAGCATCGGGGATTTCGGCTACCACTTTAAAACCAAGGTGTCGGTTTAGTCTTAGGGCAGATTCATTATCTGCACAAACTTGCCCTAGTATAACGCTAACTCCAAGTTTATTAAAGGGATAATCGAAAGCCGCCCACAACAAATCACGACTCATCCAATTTACCTCATCTACTGCTGCAATGTGCATTTGACACGCTTTGGGCATAAATCCATTAAAACCCACTACAGCGACCAAATTGCCATCTATTTCTTGCCCGATTGAGACTGTATCTACAGGTAATGGGTGATTCATCATGCGAACCAGCCAATCTCCCATATATTGCTGATTTTCTGTAGTAACACGCCTCAAAGTATGCCACCTCGTTCCATTACAAAGTCTGTGGAATCCCAATGAAATTCAATACCCTGAGATGCTACATTAAATGTCAAACTAGCTGCATATCCTACGCCTGTAACACCTTGCCAGCTTTTAGAAGTTGTTAATGAGCCGCCCCAATTTTGAACATCCCACTTAGAAGTGTCCCAAACACCATCATTGATAAGCGCAGGGTTAAAACTTAGCGTATTTTGAGGATTAGCAGCGTCATAATCAAGGCTAATACCGCATAAAAGCGTTGGAATAGCCCTATCTACCTGAATAATTGGGCGAACCATTGTGAAGCGTTTTAATTGTCCTCTTGCCTCAAAATAATTGTAGGCTTGTTGGGCTACACCGTTAATATTGTTGCCAATATCTGAATTTCCATTCCAAAATTGTCCAACATAGCCTGGGCCACCAAAATAACAGTTGTCATAATACATCTCAAAACATGACGCTGGAATATTGGTGAAATTAGCCCATGACTTTGTAATGGTGTGCATTACATATTGCTGTGTTCCGCCTGAAATTGGAATGTTGAGAATAAGCATCTGTGGTTTGGCAAAATACATAATTTGCCAGCCAAAATTGGTGTTGTAATTTTGCGCTGCGGTAGCTACCGCTTGGAATATCTTGTCTGTTAAAGCAATTCGAGGGTCAAGACGACTCGATTGAAGCTCTGCGGTCAATGGCATTAAGCCATCATTGGTCAAAATCAGAAGGTCGCCAGCCCATTTGAATAAACATCTACGGCTAAATACATAACCAATTTGCCAAACGCCTTTTAAAGCCCATGTAGATGCAGAAGATGGGTCAGTCCCTTGGTAAACGATGACCTCACCCATATTGGTAATAAAGACAGCAAAGTCATCGACACCGTAACCAGCATCAAGAGTCCAAGTACCCATAGCCTGAATAAATCCACCATTTCGTGCAATTCCTCCAAAATCTAATAATTGCGCTGCCCCACCTAAAGAGTTGGTAGGCATATACCAGACTCGCAAAGTATTCTCTTGAACAAAATACAAGCGGTTTTTAAATAGGTTTACATTGACAAAAGTGCTTGAATCTACGCCAGTAATGCCTAAAACAGTATAAGAACCCACTACAGTAGCATTTGAGCTTGGCGCAGTCGCCATTGTGTATGTAAATGTTGAAACGCCTGTAACGGTAATGACATAAGCACCGTTATATTGGGTTGGCGTAGCCCCAGAAATAACTACTTGGTTATTTGTTACCAATCCATGCGGAGAAGCTGTTGTAACAGTCGCTACTGTGCCTACATGAGTAATACTTGAAATCGTCTGGGCTGTGCTGGTTGTTGCCATTGTGAACCAGCTTGTGCCGTCATAGACCATTGTGGGGTCTGTGCCATTACAAGCGACTAAATAATCACCACCAATGTTGGAAAAATTGATGTGTTGCAGTTTATCGCTAGTTAAGCTAGAAAATGAAGTTGTCGCTGTGCTTGTAGAAGCGTTATAAATCTTGTTTCCAGCAGCAGCAAACAGGGTTTGGCTGGTTGTCCCTGCATAGGTCATCAAACTATTGACTTGACCTGTAATTCCTGTAGAAAACTTGGTGTAACCCCTACGCAATTCCACATCGTAAGGAGTTGGGAAAAAGTTTGTAAGCTGAACGGCATCCAAAGGTGGCATTTCTGCCAGCGAATCTCTGGCGTTCCAGCCACCAATAGGCGCTGCAAGACTAGCAGTAACGGCTGTACGACCCCTTGCCATTATGTGCCATATCCAGTATCAGGGATATTAGCCCATCCAATAAGCACTTTGCTTGGATTAGGTGCAAATGACAGGTTAGGAGCGCCTTTGTCATTGGCTTTGGCAATCGAAAGATAGCGCATATAGTCTGCTTGCAATGCCGTAGTGTCAAAAGACTTGACTTGGAAGTATTTGAGCTTGGTATATAGAACCATAATACGGCTATCAAAGAAAGTCGTATCGGTATCGTTAATAAACTGTTGCTGTGGCACTCCTGTGGCTGATTCTGCCCATGCGTTAGAGCGATATTCAAAGCCTAAATACTCTTGGGTATTCATTGGTGGCCAGATTTGGAATGTGCCACCCAAAATACGCCAACGAACACGAGGGCCAGTAGAGATATAACCCGATTTTAGCCATTGCCATTGCTGTGCATCCTCAGGGCCAAGCATTTCCCAATGCTTTGTCTTATCCCAATGGGTTCTGTCTGTAATGGTCTCAAAATCGCTTGGCAAAGTGTATTCAGTTTGAGCGAATAACACGCTATTTGTGCCAGATAATGATGCTTCTTGGCTCATTGTTACCTGAGTAGGCGAATCTACTGATACTACATAGGTATCTTGGGCAACATTGTAGCCAGTAATAGAGTATTGGGTGGTTAATCCTGTGGTATCGCTTACATTTGTTAGAACATAACCACCCTTTGTTGATGTTGCAGTCGCATTGACAAAGTTTGTGTAGAAACGATATTCTTTTTCTAGGGCTTGCCAATCATATTCTTTCAGTAAATCGTAACCAGCGCCATTCATCAACGCCAAGATTTGTTGAACATCTTGGTTTTGATTTCCAGCTACATAGGTTGGTACTGATAAGTTAAGTTCGGCAGATACTTGCTGAACCAACTGCAACATGGTTGCTGACATATTAGGCCTCTGATTCTACTTTCGGTTTGCGAGTTTTAGGTTTCTTTTCCGCAACTGCCGCAAGTATCGCTGCCATTTGCTCTTGCATTTGTGCCAGCTTCGCATCAGTTTCTGCCTTGATTTTAGCATTTTCTTCTTTTAGTTGTGCTAATTCAGCATTTTTTGCGTCAATTTCTGCTGTATCTTTAGCCAAATTCAAGAAAGCCCTAGCTTTTTCTCTAAAAGCGTGGGGTGACATTCCTGCAATCATGCCAATGCTTTGGATTTGCTGGTCAGAACAGTTAGCTACAGACTCAACTGTGTGGAATTTGATGCCTTTGAGTTCTTCAGCTTGGGACATACTAACCAAAGGCCAATGGGAAATAGGAGTTCCAACGACTTCCTCATGATTTCCTACTTTATTTTGGTATTTTGCCCATTGAACTGGAAAACGAGCTTTATGGTTGTCACGAGCAATGGTTTCAATGATGTTTAATTGGTCGCCAGGAGTCATAATTCTGACCCAATCTGCATCTTTAAATATTGGTCTGCCCTGTGCAATCGTTTCATCCTTGATTTCTACAGGTTTACGGAAAAACTGCACAGTTAATAACGAATCCGCATTGCGGACATCTGATTCAATAGCCATTTAATTCTCCTAAGGGATTAGGTTGTTAAAAATAAAAAGGGACTCCCCTTGTGAGGGAATCCCTAGTTTACTACAGGGTTAAAACTTAAACGCTTGTTGCGCCAAACCAGCCATAGTCACCAGAAACCATAGAAACTGCTGGTGAAATGTATGAACCGCCAGTTGCTGTTACTTGGAAAGTAGAAGCATTAACGGTGCAAGTTGTGGTGCTTGGGGTGATAGTAGCGGCTGCTTGTGCGAACACATAACGCTTACCATCTGATGCAAAAGTTTCTGCACCGATTGGGCCAAACGCTGGAATTACTTCTGCGGTTGAACCGTTGGTTAAAGCAAAATCAACTGGGGTAACTGTAGTTAAAGAAACGCCAGCGATTGGGAGAGTACTGTATGCCATGATATTTTTCCTTTCAAATCAATGGATTAGTTTGTCAAGATGCCTTGGAGGAAGCGGTTACTTGTTGTCAAGTTACCAGCCCAACCGTACAACTTAACAATAGCGTCTTGGTTAATTGCTTGACGCTCGCCACCGATAGGTACAAAGTTACGCTCTTTGTGTGGGCGTAGGAAAATGTAATTGGTGTTCAAGAAGTACATGGTGTTAGAAGGTTGCTCGTTACCATAACCGCCACCCAATACCACATCAGCAGATGTACCGCCACCATAGAACTTCATGGATGCGAAACCTGAAGAACCAGATTCTTCGGTCATGATACGCTGAATAGCTTGGAGAGCTTGTACATACAGGCTGTAGAAGTTGGTATCAGCAACAATCAAGTCGGCTTTATCAGTACCACGAACCAACTGGAGAGCTGTTGAAGTCATCTTAGCTTGGATGTTGGAAGAAGTAATGGTTGTGCCAGTAGTTGCTGTGTTCTGCCAGAAAGACCAGTTAGCAGCATTAATACCACCGTAAGTACCAGAAGTAGGAGTTGCGGAAACCGCAGCAGCCAAACCATCCAAGTTCTTACCACCGTTACCTGTACCGTCTAGGAACAAGTCGCCAGAGATACGATTTAACAAGCGAGCTTCAGAAACTTGCATACGACCATCTAACAGGTCAATGATTGCCTCTTTAGAGCTGTTTTGGAGCATTTCCAAGCCAGACATAGTAACTGCATCAGCGTACTGAGCAATTTTGTACTGAGCTGCGGAAATTGGGCTATCTGGGGAGATATTCAATACTTCATATCCAGAGTAGCTGTTTGCATTGTTGGTATTTGGGTCGTTGTACATGATTTCTTCCAAAATCACATTACCACCCGAGAATGGGCGTACATTGCCCTTCTTGTCCAACTGTTGCAAGATTGCGTTGTTGTTTGTTAAGTTGTCTGCCAATTCACCGCTACGACTTTGGATGGTAGTAGCGATAATATCGGTAATTGCGCTATTAGCAAATGCCATGATATTTATCCTTTAAAAATAAGTTAATTTAAACCCTGCCACCCATTGCTTCGCCTAATTGCGCTGCAATAAGTGACCTTCTGTCCTTACCATCTGCTTTGTTTGCCACACCGCTAGGAGTAACGGATTTGGGGCTTACTGCGGCAGCTTTGGCTTTAGCTACTTGTTGTGCCTTAGATGTTTCTTTTTTAACTTGGGCAAGGAGTCGTTCTTGTTCCAATTTAAAGACTTCATCATTCATACGCACAGCTTTTGCATAAGCCGTTTCAAGGTCTTGGGCTAAACCACGCTCAAGTAATTGAGCCATATCTTCCCTTACCACCTCAAAGTGCGGAAA